ATTTACAGGCGATCCTCAAGGATTATCAAATGCAAGACCAGATAGAACTGAACCTGCTACAGAAAATTTATTACCTGGAAATCCTTTGAGTTTAACTTCAGGATCTTCTACAGTAACTGTAACAGAACCTGCACATGGTAGATCAACAAGTGATACTGTTGTATTTAGAAATGTAAATGGAAGCCCAGGAGGCCTGGTGTATTCTTTATTTGAAAATAGTTCAGGATTTAGTATAACAGTTATTGATACAAATAGTTATAGCTTTGATTGTGGAAGCAATGCAACTGTAACAGAAAAATCAGGAGGAATGTTTGTAACTGCAGGACCAGTTACTCTAACACCATAATGGCTTACACTTTAGCAAATTTACAAGATGATATTAGAAACTATACAGAAGTAGATGACTCTGTATTATCTAATACTTTATTAACAACTGTTATTAAAAATGCAGAAAATAAAATTTATAGAGATGCAGATTCTGATGATAATAGATTTTATGCTACATCTAACTTAGTTTCTGGAAATAGATATGTAACTATACCATCTGATTTAAGATTTATTAGATATGTTCAATTAAAAGATAGTTCTGGAAATCAAGTATTCTTAGATAAAAGAGATACTAGTTTTATGGCTGAATATTATAATACTCCTGGAACAGCGTCTGGACTTCCAAAATATTATGGTAATTGGGATGCTACTTTTTGGGTAGTTGCACCTACACCAAATGCTACTTTTGAAATTACTTTAGCTTATACTAAACAACCAATTAGTATTACTAATACTACACAACCTACAGCAGCTCCAGCAGCTACTAATGGAACTTTTACAAGTAATAAATATCAGGATTTACTTTTATACGCTTGTCTGGTAGAAGCATATGGGTACTTGAAAGGTCCTGTAGATATGCTACAATACTATTCACAAGCATATGAAAAAGCTTTACAATCGTATGCGATCGAACAACAAGGTCGAAGACGTAGAGACGAATGGCAAGATGGTGCTATTCGTACTCCTTTAAAATCTGAATCACCATCATAATACTAAGGAGATAAAATATGGCAAACGTAGTACCTTTTTCTTTTAAAGGTGAATTAATGTCAGGAACGCATAATTTTGCGAATGGCGGAGACACTTTTAAAATAGCATTGTACACATCTAATCCTTACTCAACATCTAGCACAGTTGCTTTAACTACTAATGAAGTTTCTTCTGCAGGTAGTTCAAACTATGTTAGAAAAGATCTTGGTAGTCAAGCTGTTGTAGCTACAACTGCTACTACATCTGTAGACTTTGCAGATGTAACGTGGTCAAGCGCAACTTTCACTGCAGCTTTTGCAGCGATATATAATGACGACCAAGGAGATAAGTTGTGTGTAGTTTTAGATTTCGGTGGAAGTAAAACAGCAACGAATGGTGACTTCACTATTTCGTTTCCTGATCCTTCTACTGCTAGTAATGCAATTATCAGTTTAACATCGTAGGATTTTAAATGGCGTTTAAATTAAATGATAGGGTAAAAGAATCCAGTGCAACTACTGGAACAGGAACGTTTACACTAGGTGGAGCAGTTTCAGGTTTTGAAACTTTTTCTGCTGGTATCGGTGGAGGCAACACTACTTATTACTGTATCTTTGAAACAGGAACAAATAACTTTGAAGTTGGTTTTGGAACTTTAAATGGCGGAGCAAGTACACTTGCTAGAACTAATATTATCTCCAGTTCTAATAGTGATGCTGCCGTAAACTTTGCAGGTGCAACAGAAGTATTCTGTACAGTGCCTGGTGCAAAGATTAGTTTACCTAAACCAGAAGAGTATGGTTCTTCATCAGCGCCAAAAATAATTACAGTTAAAGTTGGTACTAAAACAACAGCTCACCCATATTCAGGTCAAGGATCTTCAAGTGCATATTTTTTTGATGGATTAGAATCACCAGCAATTACATTTTCAGGTGCAGACTCATCATACAAATATTATTATAGATTTGATCAAGCTGATTCTAGTAACTCAGGACACCCTTTAAGATTTTATTTAGAGGCAGATAAATCTACAGCTTACACAACAGGTGTAACTACTAATGGTACAGCTGGATCGTCTGGAGCATATACACAAATAGCAGTAGATGCTAACACACCAAATATTTTATACTACCAGTGTTCTTCACACAGCTACATGGGTAATTTTGCAAACACCATATCTAATTATGCAAATGGAAATTTAACTGTAGGATCTAAACTAATAATGCCTGATGTAACATCAGGTAAAATATTAATAGGAGATGGAACAAGTTATGAAGAATCTGCAATGTCAGGTGATGCAACAATCGCATCTGGCGGAGCATTAACGCTAGCTAACTCTGGAGTATCAGCAGCTAGTTATACAAATTCATCAATTACAGTAGATGCAAAAGGAAGAGTAACAGCAGCGTCTAGTGGATCAGCAGGAGCTTCAGCGGGTTTTGCCGTTGCAATGGCAATCGCGTTATAGTATAAGGAATAAATTATGGCACAAAACTTTAGAAATTATTTAACAAGAAACACAGGTACATCAGCAGTAGATGCTTTAGGTGGAGCTGCAGATAGTTTTGATACTTTAATTAGTATTAGAATGGCTAATGTAACTACATCAACTATAGCTGTTGATGTTTATCTTAGAAGATCATCAGCAAATTATTATTTAATCAAAAATGCGCCGATTGTCAGTGGCGGCTCACTAGAGCTTATTGACGGAGGAAGTAAAATTGTACTTGCTTCTGGAGACCAACTATATGTTCAATCAGATACAGCTAGTTCTCTAGATACAGTGGTAGGTGCAGTTGACGCAATCAGTACATAGGGAGAATCATGTCGTATTTAGGAAACGCACCAAAACAAAATTTAAATACCATGAACTCTCAACAGTTCAACGGTGATAATTCAGAAACAAACTTTACACTTTCACAAACTGTAGCCAACACAGCAGAAGTAGAAGTTTATGTTGGAAATGTTAGACAAGATCCATTTTCAGCTTACTCAATATCAGGTGGTACAACTTTAGCTTTTACAGCGGCACCTCCAACAGGTACTGGAAATATCTATGTAGTGTTCCAAGGTAAGTCTTTAGGTAACATTGAACCAGGAGCCAATAGCATTCAAGCAGGAATGATTTCTGCAATCAACGGTGGATATAAAAATTTAGCAACAGTTTCAGAATCAATAACAGTTGCTGCAACGGACAACATGATGTTATGTGGTCCAGTATCATTTACATCAACAGTCACAGTAAACGGGACATTAACGGTAGTATAATATGGCAACATTATTTGTAGATAAAATAGACCCACAATCAGGAACTAGTTTAGAGATAGGTAGTTCAGGAGATACTATTACTATTCCAAGTGGCGCAACGATTACTAATAATGGAACGCAGACAGGTTTTGGTGGAACTAACACTCCATCTTTTTTAGCTTTTCCTTCTGGAAATCAAAGTATTCCAAATAATTCTAGCACTAAATTAACTTATACAAGTGAACAAGTTGATAATGGTTCTGCTTATGATGCAACAAATTCTAAATTTGTAGCACCTTCTGCTGGATTATATTTTTTTAATTTTGCGTTTAGATTAAATGGATTTGAAGATCAAGAATATGGTCATGCTTTTATATATTTAAATGGATCAAATTACATAAGAGGTGGAGATAATTTTCAAGCATCTGGAGGTCATGCTTATTATACAAGTAACAGTTGGATATTAAATTTATCTACAAATGACTATGTAGAAGCATACCTATATCACAATGAAGGTGGCTCTAATGATACAGAAGCAAATTATGGATCATTTAGTGGATTTAAATTAATTACTTAAAATTATGGGAACAATTAAAACAACAAACATAGAACCAATAGCTGACAACGGCACAGTAACTTTGGGTAGTTCTGGGGATACATTTACAGTTCCATCGGGTGTAACAATTACAAATAACGGAACTCAAACAGGTTTTGGTGGTGCTAACACACCTAATTTTTTAGTTGAGGATAGTGCATCACAAGCATTAGCAAATACTACGATAACAAAATTATCTTTTGGCACTGAGACTTTTGACAGTGATGGTGCATTTGCATCTGACAAATTTACAGTTCCTAGTGGAAAAGCTGGTAAGTATTTTTTTTATGCAAGTTGGCAATCAGCAAATACATCAGATTATAATGAACAAAGAATTTATTTATATAAAAATGGAACAGCCATTGATCCTAACATCCAAGGTTATCATGATCATTATGGATCAATACAAATATCAAAATTAGTTGATTTAGCAGTATCAGACTACATTGAGGTCTATGCTTATCAAAATGCTGGTGGTGCAGGAAGCACTTTAGGAACAAGTATATTTTCAGGATACAAAATTATAGAATAGGATAAATTATGGCATCAATTATAAAAGCAAATCAACTACAGGACTTTGGCGGTAACAGCATTTTAACGTCTGATGGTGCGGGTAATCTTACTACGCAGAAGACTAACTATCCTGCATTTGCTTTAAGAAAATCATCAGATCAAAGTATAAGCACAGGAGCTACCACTTTAATTACTTGG